TCACGGTTTGTAAGGCCGGTTGTTCGTGCTCTGGTGATACTTGAACCACTCGGACCCCGCCGAGGCGGTGCCCCGCGCGAGTTCTTCCGCAAGCTTCTGCTGGAATAGCGTCTCAGAGGTCGCCGCCGCCGCTTCGAGATCACTGCCCGTCATGCCTATATCGAGCAAGATGGCCGCACCCGCTAGGTTCGCATCCATGGCCTGCCCGTCACGGCTGGAAAGGGTGCCGCCGTCATCGTATTTGTCCCACGACGGCGCGTGAACGCTTTGAGCAGCGACGACCCCGGCGTGGTTCTGCGGCAAGCTCGCCACGTCGCCACCCGCCGCGATGATCGTCTCGTTCGACCAGTAGTTGATCAGATATTCCGAACCCGCCGAATTGATGAGCAGACCATCGTTGATGCGGCCCACGATGTGCTTGCGGTGCATGGCGAGCAGCCAGTTCACGATGGCCTCGCACTTCGTCGATTGCGCTTTGAGCGCGTCGAGGAAGCCGACTTTGGCCGCGATGTGGAGCGCGGAGAGCCAATAGCCAAGCTGGAACTCACTGCACCCCACACCATCATTTTCGCTGTGATTGCACGGCCCGAACCGCGCCGCAGCCGCCATGACGGCGAGCTTCCCATCGACCGAACCACCCGACATGATGTTCGTAGGCGGATTGAGGAATCCCGGCGTTGAGGCATACCATTGCTCATAGAAGGTCTCGAAATCAAACGTGACCCAGTCCATGATTTCCGCACGGCTGTAGAGGCGGGTTGAATTCGTCGAAGCCGTTTTCCATTGCAGCGCCGCATGGGCGAATTTCCATGCCTTTTCACGGGCAGCGAAGTTGTAGGTGTCCCACGAACTTGCGAGAATTTCGTTCGAATAGAGGCGTGTCTGGTCCGAGAAATTCACGCCGATCATCGCGAATTCCGGGCTCTGGAACATGAGCGAGCCCCAGTGGGGGAATTGGTGCGCGTGCGCTTCATCGACCTCGAAACCGCCGAAATACGGGCGATCTGCCGTTGCGCCGCTCCCCGGCGTATTACACCGAAGCGGGTTCCGTGAGGTCGTCCATTCCGAGAGACGACCGACCTGCACATAAAATGCGGACTCCGCCGCGACCGACGCTTCGCCATACCCGTAGTAGTGCTGTCGGAGCACGATGTTTCGGCGAGCATTACCCCGATAGAGCGGTGTCAGCTTGCCATTCGAAACGGCGTTGAACGGGTCGGAGGCATAGCCCGTGAGATAGTCGAGCGCGATATCGGCGAGCGCCTTGCCATCGTGCGCGCGGGTCGCGGTCACGTCACGAGCGTAGCGCTGCACGACCTCCGCCATGATCTGTCGATCAGAGCGGGTGCCACCGGGGCCGACGATTGAGGAACGCCCCATGGTGTTAAAGGGCGTGTATTCCAGCCAGAGCGCAGCGTTCGGGGTCGCAGCAAGGTCCGTGTAAAGGTTCGTGTAAGGGTCTTTCGTCGCCGCAGCCCAAGCCTTGATGCTTTCGTAATCGTACTGGCCCCAGCCCCATGGCATCAATTTCCAGTTGGCGAAGCCGTTCGACTGGCCATCGTTGCCCGCGCTACCCGCGTAGATACGAAGGTCGAACCCATTCACGGAGTAGCCGGTGTGCGAGTCGAAGGGCACGCGCTGATCGTAGACCGGCACGTTGTCGTAAATGAACTGCTGATCGTAGGCAGGCGGATTGCCATTGCGGTAGACGACGGACGAGCGCACCGTGCCATGGGGATACCAGCGGTTCGAACTCGTTATCTGGGGAATCGAGCGCCCATCGTAGCTGCCTTCCCAGATTGGCTTGGTCGAGGTGGCGTTGAGCGGCTCACCGTTCGGCTTCTCGATGCGCTGCAACAGGGTTCCGGTGTTATCGTAGACCAGCCACTTGTGCGGGCGCATATACGTGTTGAGCCCGGTGGGATCGCCGAACGGGCTGGATGCGACATCCTGCGAATATACGAACTGGAACATCACATAGTTGCCCTGCCGAATGCCTTCGCAACCATAGCGGATGCCGTCGATCACAGGCACTTCGCCCTGCGGGAGAACCTCTGTCCAAGCGCCCTGAGCGCCGAAGAGCGTCGAATCTTCAAAGCGACAGTTCTGAGCCGCTGGCCTTGTCATGATGAGTTCCCCCACATCGACGCCTGAGCCCGTGCTCCAATCCTGCAACACCGCCTTGTAGGGTCGGCCCGCTGGCAGCACCATTTCGCCCACGACAATCGTGAGATCGAACCGCTGCGATCCGTTCGCAATATAGGAGAGGACATATTCGGGCTGCTGCGTGTTCACACCCGTCGCATCCACGACCAGATTGCGGAGGTCATCAACGGTGATCACACCGTCTGCGATCTCAGAGTATGACGTGCTCACGCCGTCCCGCCCGAGCGATAGGCCGATATATTCGACCTCCATGCCTTCGACGGAGTCCGAGGTGTTTCCGACCGTCGCATTCACCTGATAATCCGCCGCAGGCGAAATCCGAGGCTTGTATTCCGTGGCCTTTGGCGCGCCGAACTGCTCGCCGTCCACGAAGAAAGTGACGGTGCCACCGGGGCCGTTCGGATCGTTGACCCACTCGCTTTCGATAAGATGGGGCGCGTCATTGAGGTCGAACAAGTCGTCACTCAAGATGGTTGCGGAGCCGCCACCTTCACGGTCGATTTTGAACTGGATGATCGAGTTCGACCAGTGGACCTGATGTCCGACATAGCCGGTATCCCAATCTTGGACTCGACCGATCAGTGCACCACCACGGGGTACAGTGCCCTTAAACGACATCCGGATCGAAGCCGGTGTCTGCGTCGTTGTCACATCGCTCGAACTCGCAAATTCCAGTCCAAGCGCGGGGCTTTTGAGATAGCTGTTCTTGCCAAGTACGAGATGACCGTTTTGGTATCCGGTAGTGCCCTCGCCCGCTTTCGAAAGCGTCATCGTGCTCGCTACGGCATCGCCGGTCACCGCATAGGGCGAGCCCGACGATCCGGTGACCCATTGCGCTGTTGCTGGCGTAGTGATCCCGGTTTCGGTTTTCCGGCGTATCTTCAACTGGCTGTCGGTGAAGGCGCGGCTCAACGTCAGCGAGGTCGGCGTTCCGATCAGTTCGATGCCGAGCGGGGTGATGGCGTTGAATTCGGAATAGAATGTTGCAGAACCAGAGAGATCGATGTCGTCACCGCCACCGGGCTGCGGCACCGGAACATTGGTCAGGCCGAGGACGAGAGCGAGGCCGCTAGCGGTCGTCCGCGCCCACAGGCCGATACCGGCATTCGTCGAACCAGTCGGAATCACGACTTCCGCGCTCTGCGTGAGGGTGACGCCCGGATCGCCCGCCCCCACAGGCACGATCATGAAGATACCGGTAGACCCTGCGGTCTGCCCCGCGAACTGGGTGAGATCGACCACGGATTGCATCTGCACCTGAGCATCGGTGCCATCCGAGCCTGCCAGCGAGGCCAGCCACTCGGCTTCCGTTCCGACGAAACCGCCTTCAACGGCGAGATCGTAGGCCGACTTGCCGACCTGCACGCCGCCGTTCTGGAGTAGGTAATTTACATCCTTCGCGAGCCCATAATTGTCGGGCTGGAGCGGCATGAACGTATAAGCGAGGCCGCTGGCAGTCGCACCGGGATAGGGTTTCGCCAGCGTGAGCGTCGTTTGACTTGTAATCGCGGCGACCGGGTATGAAAGGCCATCAATGTTGAGGGCAACGCCCGGATAATCGGTGAGCCATGCGGTCCCGCTGCCGTTTACGAAAAGGGAGCCGTTCTCGACTGCGACGGTGCCCGTCTGTTCAAATTTAAATGCCATGCGGTATTTATGCTGATACCGCTGGCACGAGACGGACCAATCACTCGCCCTTCGGGAAACGATCCTTCGTCTGCTTGATGCGCTCCATCCACGCATCGAGCCCATCGTGATAGATCATATCGAGTTGCTCTTCGACGCTGGGGTAATCGGCCTTTCGCTGCACGGCATAACCTTTTTTGATATCGATTTTCATTCCGCCTCCGGGCCGGTTTCGACCTCAAAATATCGTGCGATGAAATGGGGGTGATCGAGGTAAACCGAGATGGCTTCGGAGACATCCGCCTCGAAATGCAATTCGCCGTCCTCGACCACGAATTGTCCGGCCTCCAGTGTGGCCGTCGTGCCCACCGGAATCGCGCTCAGGCGGTTGAAAGCAACCTCCACCGCGAACGGCTGACGCTCCATAACCTCTAGCGATACCGGATCGAGATAGATCGAATTGGGATCGGTGCCCCGCGCGACGCCTCGCTCGATCACGCCGGTTTCAAGCGAGGCCGATGGCCGCGACGCGATGTAGAGCAACCTGCCTTCGGCGGAAAAATAGGCATAGTTCATCGTTTTGCTCCCATCAGAGTCATGACGATGTTGCGCACGGTCATGGGCCGCGCGACGGCCTTCGTCATAAAAACACCCGAGCGGATGCGGGCCCGGACACGGACCTGAGCGCCATCGACCACGTGCATAAGCGACCCGGCCTGCCTCCAATATGAGTTGCCGCTGTCGGTGGTGACGCCCTGCACCATCGAAATTTGCGGGTTGGCTGGATAACCCGCCCCAGTATCGACAAAGAGTTCGAGGGTGGCCGAAGCGTCGTAAGCGCTCGTTGCATCGACCGTATAGGCAACGCTGATGATCCCCGATCCATCCACGCCGTCACCGATTGTGAGCCACCCGGTAGAAAGAAAATCTGCCGTGCCACCTGCCGCAACGGCTGTGTCCGCCCCGGTCAAAACCTGATTAGCGGTGATCGCATTGCCTGCGATCTGGAGGGTATCGACGGCAGCCACTCCAATGGCCGCATTGTCGATCCGCACGCCGTTTGCGTCTGCGTAAAACACCTGTCTGGGCGTCTGGCCCGCCGCCATGATCCTGAAGCTGTCAGCGAGCCATGCGATATCGCTGACCCCGTTTTCCAACACGAGCCCGCCGCCCGCAACATAGCGCTGCCCGTTGACATCTTGCTGGACCTTGAGCGTCCACGCCGATTGCAAACCGCCCTCCAAGGTGGCGAGCGTACTCATCTTGTTCTCAATCGACGCACCCGCCTCGCCGTTGACGTTGTTCAAGCGTGATTGAAGCGTCGTGATTTCGCTGGCCCGCGCTGCGTTCTGATCGCTCTGGGTCTGCTGCACCGTCTGGATGACCGCTTTCAACCCGGTTCCCGAGGCGTTAATATCCGAGGAGATGGTGTCGATCCGGCCTGACAACGCGCCGTCACCATCGACACGCGCTTGTGTTTCCGTCGAGATCGCAGCTTCGCGGGCCGAGGTTTCGTCGGTGATCCGCACACCCAACTGAGCAAGCTGATTAGCCGTCGCAGTCGAGCCGTCATTCACGCTAGACTGGAGGTTCGAAATCAGCGTTTCCGCGCCGCCGACGCGGGTTTCCAGCCCATCGAAACGCGTAGCGGTCGCGCTGGTTAGGTCCGAGATTGCGCTGGCACTCGACTGAATCGCAGCCTCATTATCGCCGGTCCGCGCCGAAATCTGGTCAAGGCTAGTGGCGAGGCTCCCCGTTGCATCGGTCCGGACCGCGATTTCCTCCACGATCTGGGCTTCGTTCGCACCCGTGCGGGCAATGAGGTCGGTCAACTGGCTGGCAGTCGCAGCGGTCTCGCTCGCATAGGTCTGGTTCAGCACGAGCAACCCGGCTTCGTTCTGCCCGACGCGCGAAGTCAGGTTGAGGAAGTCCTGAGAAACAATCGCGTTGTGGTCATCGACGTAGGTCTTAAGGTCACGCACCGCCACGGCATTTTCGTCCGCGAGTGCAATCGACTTTCGCAGGCTGATCGCAGAGTAGGAGAGGTGCAGCGCCGCGAGTTCATCAATCGGCTGCTGGACCAGCGACGACACAAGATCGGGCAACTGGCGGATCACGACGGTCGCGTTGTCGAGGTCTTCGATCACCTCCTCTGCTGGACGGTCGCCCACCGGAGTTCCGTTCGGTGCGCCGACCGTGGCATTGTCCTGCGGCTTGCCCTCGCCGTTGACCGCTGTCCACGAATAGGTTTCGTCGCCCGCGATGACCGGACCGAACTCCGCCCGATCAGAAACCGCGCCCACCGCCGACCGATAGGAAATCGCAATTTCGTACGCCGTTTGTGAGGTGACGTTGGTGATCTCGACGAGCGTGGTATCCCGACTGAAAACGCCAGCCTGCGCCCACACGGGCGATCCAACGTGTCGGTATTCGACGATGATCGCCGACGTATATGGGTTATCGTTCGCACCCGCGATGCGGATCACAGGCTTCACGCCCGTTTCCGATGTCAGTGTGCCGCCCTGCGCGGTCCAGCTTGTCGGCTCGGGTTCGGCCATGTCGGTCGGGTCATAGCCCGTAAGCGCAATCGTCGGAGGTGCAACCTGCGATTGACCGAGCGCGAAAGCGTGCTTGGCATCGTTTTCGGATTTCAGCGTAAGCGTGACGACCTGATCCGAGGGGTTGTACTCCCGGTTGATGACAAGGCACTTTACCGACCCGGCAGCGATCTCGGGAACCGCGACCATCACCGCATCGCCCACACGGAACGACAGGCTGCGGAGTTTCAACCCGAGCGTGAAGGTCAGCATCTCCCGGCTGTTGACGAGATTATAGGTCGCTAGCTGGTGGGCCTGAGCGGCCTGCTGGACCATGGTGAACTCGACTTCCTTCGAAGCCTGAAAGCCACCGTCCTCCTCGACGTAGACCGAGGAGGTGACCTGTTCGCCCGAGATGATTTCCCAGAACTGACTGGGCTCGCGATAGGTCGGAATGACGGTGTTGTATCGGCTGCGGAGAGACGACGAATTTTGGATTTCGATATCGCGCACGATGTCGGCGGCAGTGATCGTCGCCGTTGTCGTGAGCGGGGTGTTGACGTGACACGAGATTTGCGCGCCGCGCGCAATCGGCACACCGCCGCCTGCCGCAAGGATAGTCGAGAGGACCGCGAACTTATCGTCAGAGGTTGCCGCTACACCGCCGCACTTCCAACCGTTCGCATCTGCGACGTTCGCGCCGCGTACGAACGCGGGGAAATCGACTTCAGACGACTTCGCGCCGATGCCGACGACCTTGCGTCCGTTCTCGAACTTCCCGAGCGTCCAGTGAAGGGCGCAAAGGAAGGGGTTTTCAGAGAACTCCCATGTCGCCGCGTTTTCTAGGCGATGTGAGCCCGAACCGCCCGGATAGGTCGAGTCCTTGCGGGGGTCGTAGACTTTGACGCCCCGCACCGTCCAAAGCATTTTGGGCAGGCCTTGGGGAAACTGGTCCGAATCGTAGTCGGCATAGACCAGCGCGAGCGCATGACCCGACGCGAGACCGGGGTTTTTCGGGGCTGGCCCATAGCCGCCGAACCCCTGCGAGATCGTGGTGGTCGATGGCGTCTCACCCGGCAGCCAGCGTTGTGCTAACTTGTTCCGGTAGAGCTTTTTCGAGGACGGCGTCGTCGCCGTCACCATCGAGATCGTCGATGATGGGTTGCCGTAAAAGTTCAGGCCGACATCGTTAGCGTAGGCGTATTCGACGCCCGCGATTGGCCCTGCCGCCGAAAGGGCCATGGCCATGAAGAGCTTGCCGTTCTTTTTACCACTGAGTTCCCGATAGATCAGGGTGCCACCGGTTGCGGTGTGGCCATACAAGACCGGCACCGGGGCTTTCGCGGATAGCTTTGTATCAAGCTGTTGCCCGGTCGAATCCGGCTTGGGCACTTGCATGGTCAGCATTGAGACGGCCATGAGCGCCACGCCCGCAACGGTCGCAATCGTGGCGAGCGAGATTCCCGCGATTGCGGCAGTCACGCCGACAGCGGTCATAATGCTGCCCGCTGCCATGAAGGCGGCACCCAAGAGAGGGATAGCCATCGGCATCAGGCAACCCTCCACGCAACGGTGCAAACACGAGCGGGGCCGCGCATGACTTCGCCGTTGGCAAATCCGATGAGGTGTTCACCAGCGTCGATCATAACGCCGAGCCCGGTCCACGGGCGCTCATCCGATCCGCCCGGAAAACCGACGATATCACCGGGTAGCGCCATCGCAGGCGGGATGCGCTGGAACCCATAAGCGTCGATGAAATCTTCCATCGACGCGCAGCCCAACGCTGTCATCGCGCGTTTTGCGCCGAGTTCGGTCGAGTACCGGCGCGCCTCCGCGAGCCGGGTTTCGAAGCCCATGTTTTCGAGGTGACGGCCTGCGAGGATGCCGCAGTCAGCTTCTCCCCATTTAAACGGTTGGCCGAAGAATTCGTCGATTGATTTCTGTGTGCGCTCAACGCGCTCAAGCAAGTTCATGCTGGTATTTATTCGGCCAGCTACTGGAACAGGCCCTTCCCCGGCTTGGGTCCGGCTGCTGGAATAGGCGTTGTGGACGGCTTGCCCGCCTCACCGCCCCAGTAGATTTCGACGGTGGAATCGACATTGAAGTCGAAGCCCGTTTCACCCGGCCAGATGGCTTGATGCCACGCAGAATTCAGCGCCTCGCCTTCATTCTCCGCGAACATTCGGTCATAGGCAGACACAGTGACGAGTTCGCAAGATTGCGCGTTTGACTGGATGTTCGTGACGACCGTATCGAGCCGACCGCTCCACAAAAGCTCGGGATCACCGATCACCGCCCCGGTCAGGTCGTCGATCAGGCCAAACCAGATGCGCACCGGGCTGCCCTGATTTTCCGGAGCGGAGATTTCACCGATGGAATTGGCTGAGATCGGCAAGATGGAAACGCTGACAGAAGGGGCTTCAGAAGCGATCTGCTCCGAGATCGTGTCGATGCCGCCCAATGTACCGAACACAGGATCGCGCCCGCTGAAGGTTGCCAAGACACCATCGATGGAAAACGAAATCGTCGCGCTCGCATCGAGGAGATGGATGGACGTGCCCGTCGATTGAAGATCGATCTTGACCGCCTGAAAAGTCCGCAGCGACGGCGCGGACAAACCGGCGAGAAGCGCCGCGTCCATCAAAACGCCTCGCTGATTTCGAATGACAGGCCGACATTTTCAGCGAGGCCAACTGTCCAGCTTGCCGAATTGCCTGACACGAACCCCATGATTTTCGGGGCTGCAAAGTCCACGGCCTCACCGCCCGCGAGGGGAGCTTTGAGCGCCGGTTGTATGGTCAGCTTATTGCCATCGACCGCCGTGATCTGATGGAGGTAATGGATCGCATTCTTTTCGATGGAGATTAGCTGGCCGACGATTTTGTCCGCCCCTCCGCCCGAAATGGTGATCTGGCGTCCAGATGAGACGGCTGCGGCAATCGATCCGGTGGACCACTTCGAAGTATCCACTCCCGGTTGAGGCACCCGCATGATCACGTGCTCGGCTAGGCCAGCAATGCAAGCCGCGATGACCGGACCGGCTTGCCGTGCGAACATCTTGCGGCACTCGATAGATATCGACCACTTATCGCCGAGACGCGACACTCTCTGGACCGGCCCCGCCAAAAACGGGGTTTGATCGACAGCCGAAGAAGTGAGTTTTATTTCTGTGCTTGAACCGAATGGAATTGCCGGAAATGTGATCGCCATGACCTATTTATCACGGCGACCACATTCCGATTATCGATAGAGCGTGTTGCGGTTACGCTTGGTCTGATCGCGGTTCGTCATTTTCTGCGCAGCCTGCACGGTCTGCGCCTGACTATCACGAATCCAACCCTTCACCGCTGACGTGAGCACCGCATCGTTGGCGTTTACGGTGGTGTTCATGACGAGGGATTGCCCGCCCGCGCCCAGCGCCTGCGTGTTCTGCTGGAGCGCGGAACTCAGCAAGTTGTTGGGCGCGATCTGACTGCCTCCGGGCAGGTAGAGGAGTTCAGGCCCCTTCTCGCCCACGGTGGTCAAGCCGCCTCGCCAATTATTCGTGCCCGTCGCGTTTTTCCCGAGGGTCACGCTGCTGGATGGCTGCGTGGAAAGGCCCAGCGCCGATTTACCCAGCCCGGACACACCGAAGGCGCGCCCGATAGATTCAAAAATGACAAACCGCACCGCCATTTCGATCAGGTTAGCGATCACGGCCTTTGCCATGTCGGCCATAGCTTCCTTGAACGACTGCGCGCCCATGATGGCCTGCGTGAACCCGCTGGTAATGTCGTCAAGCGCACCGGTTGCAATATCGCCCAGTTGGGCGTTGAGCGTGCCGAAACTGTCCGCATGTTCCTTGACGCGCCCGAGGACACTCGGGTCATCTTTGGCCTGATCCCGCACCGTGTTGTCGGTTTCGCGCTCTTGTGAGGCCTCGAAATTCTTGTCCATCTGCGCAAGCATTGCGTCGATGCGCTGGCGCGAGAGGCCGAGAAGCTGGAGGTCAGCTTCATACTGCTGACGACGCACCGCGAATTCGAGGCGGTCGGCCTCCTGACGCTTTTCCAGCGCTTCGAGTTCGTACTCGTGGCGCTTCGTCGCGGTGCGGGCGTACTTCGCCCGGTCATCGAGGTAATCGGCTTCGGAGCGAAGCGTGTCGGCGGCAAGATCGGCATCTTCCTGCGCGATCTTGTTCTTTCGATCAGCAATTTCGCGGGCGTTCTCGGCTGCGAGGTTGGTCGACTCAATAGCAGCGAGTTCCTGCGTTTTCGCGGTCAGGGCATCGCCTGCCGTCTTAGTCAGTTGCCCGGACGTGACCCGCTGTTTGATCGCGTCGATCTTGTCTGCGGTCTGAAGGTCGAGAATTTCACGCTGGAGACGCAGCTTCGCCTCAAGGTCGGTCGTTTCCGAGAGGAGAAGCTGACGGCGCTCGATTTCCAGTTGCCGGTTTTCATCGGTGCCGTCGCTGGGCGTGGAGCCCTTGCCTTTCGAGCCCTTCTTCTTCGGCGCGTCGGTGGGGGCGTCTAGCTTGGCCGGAGCATCGACGAACTTTTCACGTGATTTCGGGTCAAGCAGGGCGTCCCGGACGGCCTTCGCCTGCGCGAGATCACGGGCCTCCTGACTCCGGTTCGCGGCACTGACGGCCTGCTGTTGCCATGCCCCGCGCCCGTCATTGATGCCGAATTTGCGGTCCATCGGGTCGCGCCCGAAGGTTGAAACAGTCGGAGTGGCCTTTGCCGTTTCTTCGGCAACCTTACGGTTGTACTTCCCCTGCGCATCGACGACCGCAGCATTTGCGATGTCATAGGCCGCCTGACGGGCGGCTTCGGCGAGAAGCTGGTACTTGTCGGTAAGCTTCTCGACCTCAACCCTGAGGCCTCGCGTTTTCGCGCCCGCTATGACGCTCGCCTTGGTGACACCGCCAGTGGCTGCCGCTGCGTTCGTCGCTGCATCGGCTTCCACGTCCAGCTTCGTGGCTAGTTCGCCCACTTGTGTGCGAAGTTCAGCGCTGCGCTGGTTACTTTCGGCGGTCGTATACGCCCAATATGCCATACCTGCTGCGACCGCAGTGAGCGCAATTCCCAATGGCCCACCGAGCGCAGCCGAAAGGCCTGTGGCCGCCATGGTTGCGCCATTCATCGCCGTCGCGCCGAGCGCAATCGAGCGTGAGGCAACACCGTAAACCGCTGCCGAAGATGCAGCGGCAGCGGCATTCGCAACCATGGCTGTAGTGGCGCGGGCGATACCCGGTATCAACGTCGCAGCATAAATGCCGGCGATGACGGCGAGCGCATCGGCGACAAGCGGAAGGTTGTCCGCGAGGGCCTTGATGCCCTCGACCAGAATAGCAGTTGCGCCGCTGGCCTGATTGCTATCGCCGACATATTTCGTGAAGGAATTCGAGAGGATCGTCATCGCCTGCGAGAGCGTGGTCGCGGCCTGCGCGGCCTTGCCCTCCAACATGTCCGAGCCTGCGAGAACCGCATCGAAAAATGCCTTCGATGTGACGTTCCCCGCCTTAACATCCTTGGTCAACTTGGCCACCGACCCGCCCCATTTGTCGGAACCGGCTGCGGCGGCTTCGAGGAGCGGACGAACGCCATCAATGAGCGAATTATACTCCTCCGCCTGTATCTTGCCGCCCGACAGGGCTTGCGAAAGCTGGAGTAGCGCGCCGCTGGCCGATTCAGCCGATCCACCCTGCACGCGAAGCGCGGTTGCGACAGTGCCGCTGAATTTGATCAGGTCGGCTTGCGTTGCGCCGAGTTCCTTGGCCGACCCGGCTGCGCGGCCATAGAGGACACCGAGGCTCTCGATCTCGACGCCATTTCGCTGCGCGATGGAGAAAAGCTGTTCCTGAATGCCCGCAAGTTGCAGAGACGAAACACCCGCTACCTTCAGGCTGTTCGTGAATCTGGTCCATGTGTCCGCAGCCCGCAGGACTTCCGATGTTCCGAACATCCCGGCGAGAATGGGCGCGAAGCGCTTGATCTCGTCGCGCATCGAAGAAATCTGTCTGCGAAGATACTTCGATGGATCGTTGTCATTCCACGCCCGCGCCGCGCGCTGTGCCGCCCTCGCCTGATCAGCGGCTAGTTGTGCGGCGGCACGTGCATTGAGATTCTGGAGGCGGCGAAGTTCACGCTCAAATTGCGTGATATCTGCGGAGAAACGGGTGGTAAGTGCATTTGATGAAGCCATGCACTATTTATTTTTTATTGACGGATCGACTGACTCGGTTCGCCGAACTGCGACATCCATTTCTCAAATTCGTCTTCGCTCGGTGCCGAACTCTGGCGCTCGCCCGATGAATGGAATTTGCGGAACCCGGCCAACGTAAAATTGTACTCCCAGAGCGACATTTCCTTCACGTCGCGCGGGGTGAAACCGGCTGCACCTGCGTTTTCATAAAATCTGCCCCATGGAATCAGTCCACGGGGGTCTGCGGAAAAGGGTCTTCGTCACCCTCCCCGTCGATTGCCTCGGGCTGCTCGTCATCGACGCCCATAATCGCGGCAAAAAGCGCCTCACCCGCCAGACCTGCATAAGTCATCAGGTTGCCGGGAGTGATAGCGCGGGTGACGAGATCGTAAGCCTGTTGCTCACCCATGCCGCCGCCGATCAGGGCAAGCCGCACCGTCTCGGTAATGTCAGTGACCCGCCATTCTCCGTGCACGATGCGGTTTGCGAGAACATATGGACCCACCCCGGTCTTTTCCTGCAACGTGATTAGTTCACCGATGCGCAGCGCGAGACGGAAGTAACCGTCATGAACAAAGACATTTTCGAGGACGGCGGAACGTGACTGGTGGGGATTGGTATGCATGGCAGTATTTATGCTCCATGCAACAAACCCCCGCCGTGTTGAGGATCAGACCTCGGTGACGGTCACCGCACCAGCCTGTTCGAGCGTGATCTGGCAAGTCGAGGACTTGAGGCGCTCGCCCGTCATCTGGAACGAGGTGAGGGTGAACGGGCCTTCGACCATCCATGTGCCATCGGTGACCTGAAGGTTTTTGATCAGGCCGCCCTGCGCCCATGCGAGCCATTCGTGTACGTCGCCCCTATTGACCATGCCTTCGCCGTCGATCTTGCAGTCCGTGGCCGTGACGCGGCGAACCGTCTGGGCCGGTGCTGACTGATTTTCAAGATCGATAAGCTGATCGGTTTCAGTCGAAGTCGAGAACGAAATCGAACGCGAGGTATTGATAAGCGTGGGAGCGGCGAACACTTCCGGCGTTGCGCCGTTCCCGATCTTCACAAAGATAGTTTCGCCCAAAACGGGCACGATGTAGGACATTTTTAAAATTAGCTCCTGTTAGTCTAACCGACTATTTATTCACAGGAGTAGTGGCCACGCGGCCTACAACGGCTGCACAAGGAAACGGAAGGTCATGACGACATGACCAACTTGATTATCCTTTTCATCGACATTGCGCGATTCTTCGAATCCGTATTCAACAATTCCGAAATTCTCGATTACAATGGGAGCATTGAGCGCAGTCATGACCAGCGCGGCCTGTTCTTTGTGCTGCGGTTTCTTGCCGAAAACATGCACGTCAGCAAAACACTCATACATTTCAGCGCTCTCATACGCTGAGAGTATCTGATCATCGCCGATGACCGTCCACGGCAGCGCCGTCCCAGCGGGAACGGTCGCAAACACGTTGACCACGCCTTCGGACCGAAGCGCTGCAAAAATAGCCGCCTGAAGCGGGAGAGAAGGGTCGATCATATTCCAAGCTCCTGCTTCAGGGCCTTACGCACCGCACGGCGCAGGCTGGATTTATGGCGTTTTCGAAAAATACGGGTCAGCGGCACCCAGAAGGGGTTTGCTGCAACGTGAGTCCCGTCCCGACCGATGTGGCCGAATTCCAACGGAACCGCGTAATAGAGGGCATCGCTACCCACGCTGACAGTGTATTCCATCAAACGGGAGTCACCGGACTCCACCTTGATCGAGTCCGCAAGGTGAGGCGCATCCTCGGTGCGCGGGGTTATGACCTTGCCGCGCTTCGCCATAGCCGTGGCGGTCTTGCGGTTAACATCGTCGATGGCCGACCGAACCGCACCAGACATACGCCCCAGTCGGGCCACGAAGGCATCGATATCACGGGTATCGACAGGCCTAGTCATTGAGACCACCGACCTGCGCAAAGAGGTTGATCTGCCGTCCGCGCCCTTCGAGGTCACCGGCCCATAGGATATCGTAGGCCTTGCCGTCCTGATCGATCATGCGGTCACCGATATTGACCTCTGCGACCGGAATGCGGAGCACGATGTCGAAACGGTCGATGCCGCTCGCGCGCATGCTGCGCACTTCCTCCCCGCCGCGCTGCGCTGTGATCGACGCACGTATGGTTTCGAGACCGGGCACGACGGCCCATGCCGAAACCGGAACGCCATAGGCATCGGTGCCGATGGCCATGCGCTCAATGCGGACCTGATGGCGAAACGCACCAGTGGAAGGCGGAACATATGCCATCAGTAGGCTCGATACCGCGAGATGATCGAACTCACCGCGAAGGGTACATCCTTGAGATCGGCAGCCGAGACAGCTTCACGATTTTCGTAGAAATGGCTGATCAGCATCAGGACCGCATGCCGGAGATCGGCGGGAATGGCCGTGAATCCAGCCGTGAATTCCACCTTCACGTTGCCGAGTTCACGGCGAACAGAAGGGAACGCCACTTCTACGCGGGCCGGAGTGCTGTCGAGGTCTACGCGGTAGGCCAGCTTCGACACGATCTCACCGCCGAGCGTGATCCGCTCCACCGACATGACCGGGCACAGGTCGATATCGAAATGACGCGGCAGGCAGTCCATCGTCAGCACCCATTTCGTGGGCTGAAGAGGAATTCCTGCGCCATTCGGACCTTCGATCACGGCGGTCGCGGCAGCGATCAGGCGTTCGATGTAAGCGTCGTCGAGACTGTGCGAAACGCGAAGATGGTCGCGCGCTTCGGAGAGCGAAACGACCGTCGATGTGGGCGCATCGAGGCGCTTGAGGCGCGTCCAGTCCATTATTTCGAGACCTTGGGCTTGGTGGACTTCGCTCGCAGCCGGGTCGCAACTTCCTTCGCATCGGGGAGCGCTGCGGTCTCGATGGTGTTCGGAGTGTCCGGGGCATCGGCAGGTTCGGCGATGCCGAACGCGATCCAGCGCGCGCCCTCATCGGTATCGACGATGTCGCCGGGCTGGTGATTGACGGAAGGGCCGACGAGGCCCGATTTCATACGCACTTTCATCGAGTATTTAGTTGAAATGGAAAAGGGACGGCCCATGAGAGCCGCCCCTTTGCCTTCTTGGTATTTGGCCGGAAAATCAGACCTGAGTGAGCTTCTTGATCGCGCGAGCGTCGGTGACGAGGCCGTCATATCGACCGAAGCCGACAAAACCGATCTGATCCGAGGTGGCATATCGCTCGTCCAGACGGCGAACACCGAAAGCCTTGACGTTGCGGGCGGTGTACTTGCTGAAATCACCAAACAGGACCGGGACGGTCTTCGTGGCAATCGAAGCCATATCCTGATTGATATGGTAGGATTTGCCGAGGATCGTCGATGCCTCGCCTGCGGACATGGCGGGCTGCCACAGCGGCAAACCGTTCGAGTCCTTGAGCAGACGGATCGACTTGAGCGTCGAGTCATTGAACATGAACGATGAAGCACCGCGATAAGCGGGATCGACCGAGTGCAGAAGGTTGACGAGATCGTCATACGAGATCGCGGTCGCCGAGGCCGAAGTAACACCCGCCGATGCGCCCGTGACGATGCCCTGCGGCTGCGAAACGCCAGTGCCGACCGTGAACATCTCATTGAGAATACGACCGAGGCGCTCCGCCATTGCATTGCGCACGACGGCCTCTGGAACGATAGCAGCGTCCTGCATGAGTTCGCTCGACACGCGGATCACGCCCGAGGTGAACTTGAACGCACCAAGGGTCTTCTGACCGAAATTCACGTTAGATTCATCGACCTCAACGCCTTCGGCGATCAGCGCACCCTTGTTATTGGTGTCATCCATGGTCGCAATCGGAAGCGGATTACCGCTTTCGGTCGTCAGGTAGGTGACCGGGCCGCCCTGATTAAGCGGGCCATATGCCTTCATAGCTTCGATCAGCGTCGGGTAGAAACCGCGCGGTACAAGATAGCCACCAGCTTCATTCGAAGCCACACCAGCGGCGCGCAGTTCGCGAACATCGACATCGCCGCGCAGGTACGAACGGAAAGCGTCAGCATGGGCATCGGTCTCGACAGCGCGGTTTTCGACCACGGTGTCTTCAACGGGCAGTCGCTCGGCTGCGGCTTCATAGGCACGTGCGCGCGCTTCGACCTTTTCGAGGGCAACGGCACGAGCTTCGAGTGCATCCGCGTCGTCGAGCATGCGCTGGGCTTCAGCCAGCTTTTCGGCATCGTCGGCATCCTTGATGACAAGGGCAGCCTTATTGGAAATCTCCAGCGCCTTCACGCGAAGTTCAAAGATATTCATTTAATAGTTTCGCTCCAATTGGATTAGCGAAACTATTTATCTTTCGAGTTACACCCGGCGACGCGATCAACTCTTACTTACGAAGTCGATTACTCAGAGCGCGCTTAAACAATTCAACTCTATTCGATTGACAATTATCATCATCATTTGCTGGTTTTTCGGAACGCCACGCATCCAGCGAACGCAAAGCGGCTTCCGTCGATGGATAGGCAGGCGAAATCACGAACGAGATTTCAAAAAGCTCGACATCGATCAGAGTGCGCTCCACCCTTCCCGCGTCATCCTCGCGCCACTGCTGTTCGAGCACACGAAAACCGAACGACATCCGGAGGTCGCCATCGCGCAGCGCATCGAGTTGCGCCGGGGTCATCCGGGTCGTGTCCATCTCGAACGCGAGACCGTGCGCATCCTCGCGCAGGACCAGTTTGCCCGAACCCGTGGAACCCAGCGGGCTATCGTCGCGGTGCGCCCACAGGGCGTAGATGTTCGTTTCACCTGCTCCGGCAGCGCGGATGGAGGCTGCAAAAGCGCCGGGAGCGATGCGCTCGATGAAGCCCCCGAGATCGTGCGAGTCCGAGTTGAATACGGCGGCATATCCGGTGGCACGGCCCTCGATCTCATCGGTCTTTGCACGGACTTCGATGCCCGTGAGCGCAAAATTGCGGGTTTCGGTTGTCATGGTCATTCGGCATCCTCCGGGGCGCTGTTGTCATCGACCGGTTCGTTGGTCGGCTGTTCTGGGGTGGTATCTGGGGTGGTATCTGGGGTGGCCTCCATGCCCTTCGCCTGCTGCGTCAGGGGCACGGTTGCGCCTTGAATCCAAAGTTCATCGCCACCCTCCATCGGGGGCAGATTTTCGAAGGCACGCGCTTCGTTCGGCGTGAGAATCGCGGAATTGACCGCCTTCTGAAGGCCTTCCATGCGGGTCGCGAAATCACCGCGAAGCAGGCCCGCCATCGAGAATTCGACGTATGCGGTGGCACTGTATGCGGTGGCACTGCTAGGACCAAAGAGCTTTGCGTTCATCTCCTGCTCGATGGCCTCGATCAGCGGGGTCAGGGTCTGCTGCGCGAAACTGAGGTTTTGCTGCTCAACATTCGAGTACGTGCCGGTGGTCAGGTCATGCAGAATGGCGGGCGCGATATTGAAAATTCGGCTCGCCTCGCTGATCATGAACCGGCGAAGCTCGACGAGTTGCGATTTCGCGGGATCGAGGCCGACCGGCTTGAGGTCATGGCCGGAAGGTACAACAAGAATGTTGGATTTTGTGCGAGCGGATGCGCGAACGGCCTCCCCTACATCATTGGACGCGCGCCCTGAGCCCGCTGGGCTGATCGGCCCCGGTGTAGTGAGCGCGAGCGGAGGCACACCACCGCTGGCAAACAGCTTCCCAGCGTAGGCCTGCGCGGCAATCATAAGGGCAATGGCATCGCGGTTCGAAGCGATGGGATTGTAATGCTTTATGGCGTCGGCCTGCGGGAACAGGATTACATCGACGACATTCACCGAATCATATTTGATGGCCCCAGTCGTCAGATTGTATGTGTAGGTCCGCTTGATTTTACCGGCGACAAGGCGCTGATCGATGTCCAGCTTTGCCGGATCGAGCGGCAAAATTCCAAGAACCTCACCAGCGCGGTTGCGCGAGATCAGCGCGGTTGCACGGCCATGAAGCAAAAGGCGAGCGACAAACCAGCGGAAGAATGCCGCCGTCGTCTGCGTGTCATTCGGGCGGTCGTGAATTATGTAATATAGCGGGTTCGCAGTGTCCTTAACCGCACCGTCGCTGGTCTTGCGATAGAGGTGGAGTGGGAGAGACGAAATCGCCCCCGCAATGGCGTTGACCGCCTGCCAAATCGCTGTGACACCGAGAGCCTTTTCTTCGGTGACTGTATCCCCCGTTACGGTCGATGACAGACGGAATAACTCGTTCCATGCAGAGGCATCAGAAAGGGGTACTGTCGGATCGTCGAGGGATCGGGACTCTTTTCTCTTGAATAGGTTGAACATCACGAGTATTTATCTGGGCGGGGTGGATGCCCGCGCTTCCCCGCCAGATCACCGGGCCGCCAAAACGAAAATGGCCCGAAGCCATGAAGCCTCGGGCCTAGTCGTTAGGGCTGATAATGCCCTTCGGGTCGCACAACAGGCTTGCAGCAAATGCGAACTACGAACCAATGAAAAATCGGGTTATGGTTTCGCGGTAAGGCTGCGGTTGCAGACGGGAGGCAGACCCTGAATATCGCCGTGCTTCATGACATATTGCTGCTCTTCTCCGGCACATTGATCCTTGTTAGCGCATTGGCACTGGTTGCCTCGCTCTTCCCTTTTCCCGCCCCCGAGAAGAAAATACTTCGGGTGTCGGCGGGCGTCGGTTTCGGCTTTGCAATGCTTTTCCGCCTGATTCACTAGCCGGGCTCACGTGGATCGCCGCCTTATAGTCCCGAGATCGAGAAATCCGGGTCTTCCCACGGACTGACGGGAGGTGCCGCGTTGCCATCGCGAACCTTGAGGCCGAGCGCCATGGCCAGCGCGACCGCTCCATCGATCCGATAGCGCGATTTAGACTTGTCCAGCTTGCGGTTCCCGGCAGGGTCGGTGATCACCATGGCATTCATCGTGCACATCGTGAGTAGCGGGTCACCGTCGTGGACCAGCGTACCAGTCACAATGGCCTCTTCAAAGGCCGTGACCGCAGGCGACATCGAAGCATACCCCTGCCCCCAATCGATCACGCGCAGCGCACCATAATCGTTATCCCCGCTCGTGGCCGAAAGCCCGAGTTCATCGAAGTGGCCGAGAAGCTCGCGGGTATAGTACCGATCATAGGCCAGACCGCGCACATCGTACGTATAGACGAGTTCCGCAATCTTGTCCGCGATCGTAGCCATCCGGTGAAAGCCGCGGCGTAGCGCGGATCAGGTGGTGATCGAGCGCTGGGTTGGCTGCCAGTTCCATGGCAGCAGCTCGTCGAGTTGGCGAACCGGATGCTCAGCGATGCGAGCGAGCACGTCCGCGAGCCAAGCCTGGGGATCGATGTCGTTCAGGCGGGCGGTCTGGATCAAGGTGTAGAGGACAGCCGCGCGCTGACCGCCACGATCGGATCCGCAGAATAGCCAGGCTTTCCGGCCGAGCGGCACGCAACGCAGAGCGCGTTCTGCGGCGTTGTTGGTCAGGCAGACCCGGCCGTCGTCGAGGAAGCGGGTGAAGGCGTCCCAGCGCCGGAGCATGTAGTTGATGGCCTTGGCGAGATCGTGGTTGCGCGACAGCCTGGCGAGTTGGGTGGTGAGCCAGGCGTGAAGCTCGGCCATGAGTGGCCCACTCAGTTCCTGGCGCACAGCGAACCGCTCTGCCGCGTCATTACCGTTGATGCCGCGCTCGATATCAAACAAGGCATCGATCCGCTGCACGGCCTCGAGTGCGATCGGGTAGATCATGCCGGCATGCTCGCCACGGCCCTTCTTGCGGGCTGCGCTGGCAACGTCGGCGAGCTCGAAGAACTTGCGCCTCGCGTGGGCAAAGCAGCCGGCCTCAAGCACGGGCGCAGGCATGCGTCCGGGAGCATAGAGCTCGCCGTAACCACCATAGGCATCGGCCTGCAGGATCCCTGACCACGACGATAGATGCGCTCTTGGATGATCTCCGCGCCGATCGCGCGAGTAGTGGAACAGCGCTGCGGGCGGATCGGCGCCAGCGAACGGTCGGTCATCGCGCACGTAGACCCAGAGTCTGGCCGTATCGGTCTTCACCTTGGCCATGACGGGCACGGTCGTATCGTCGCCATGCAATCGCTCGGCAGCGAGGACGTGCGCCTCGATGAGGCGATAGAGCGGCATCAGCGCAAAGGCGGCGGCACCGACCTGGTCGGCAAGCGTCGAGGTGCTCAGCGGCACGCCTTCGCGGGCGAAGCGCTCGGCCTGACGGTTGAGGGGCTGGTGCTGGCCGTACTTCTCGAACAGCAGCATGGCGAGGAAGCTGGGGCCAGCCCAGCCACGCGGCACGACGTGGAAGGGCGCCGGCGGCTGTGTGATCGTCTCGCAATTCCGGCAGGAGAACTTCTCGCGCACGGTCTGGACGACCTTCCATGCGCGCGGGATCACCTCGAGCGTCTCGGTGACGTCCTCGCCCAGCTTCGATAGCCTGCTGCCGCCGCAGGCCGGGCAAGAGCATGGCGCCGGCACGACGACACGCTCGCGCGGCAGGTGTTCTGGAAACGGCTTCCGGGATGGCCGCTTGCGTTCGAAGGCGGTGACGGTCGCGGTCTTCTCGGCCGCAACCTCGGCAGCAAGATCGTCCTCGGCGGCGTCGGCCTCGAGATCTTCGAGCTGCAACTCCATCTGGTCGAGCAGGCGACGGGTGCGCTCGGCGCTGGCGCCGTACTGCTCGCGCCTGAGCTTGGCGATCTGCAGTTTGAGGTGCGCGATCACGGCCTCGGTGGCGCTCTCCCGGGCATGGGCATTGGCGAGCTTGGCCTCGGCCTCATTAGCCCGCTGGGTCGCGCTCGTCAGCAGCGCCTTAAGCGCTTCGATATCGTCAGGAAGGGGCGAAACGACGACTTCCATGACCGCGACGGAATCACAGAAACCCGCCCAAATGAAGCGCAAAATGCTCCGCTGGAGAAGAAAACGACGCCCCTATCCAGCGCTCTGCGGACGCCAGGAATACTGCGGGTTCCGCCAGTCGATCCCATCGAGCAGGCAGGCGAGTTGCGAAGCTGTCAGCGACACCATCCCGTCCTTGGCCGATGGCCAGACGAAGCGACCCTTCTCGAGCCGCTTGGCGTAGAGCGACATGCCGATCCCGTCGTGCCAGATCAGCTTCACCAGAGATCCGGCCCGCCCGCGGAACACGAACAGATCGCCGCCATGGGGATCGCGCTTGAGGCCCTGTTGGACCAGCAAGGCCAGTCCCTGCATCCCCTTCCTCATATCCGTGTGCCCCATCGCGATCCAAACACGGGCGCCTGAGGGGATCATCGCAATGCCTTCAACGCCGAAGCCACCAGCGCCGGCAAAGCCGAGGCAAAAATGCTGATCCGCTTGCCGCGGGCCAGGTCGATGACGATCGCGGGCTGCAGGCCGGAAGGAGCGACGTCGAGATCTTCGATCATCACGGCCGCGGCGAAATCGGGAGCCGCCAAATCGTCCGGTTCGGGCTCGGAGTGAGCATCGCGCAGCTTACGCCGCCACGTGTAGACCAGCGCGGTCGACACATCACGTCGCCGTGCGACCTCGGCGACGCAGGCCCCGGGTGCGAAGGCCTCGCTCAGGATCTCCAGCCGTTCCTCGTCGCTCCAACGGCGACGCCGCTCCGGCCCGGAAAACACTGTCATCTGACCCATCGACCGCTCCTAAGCGCACTCTTAAGAGCGCACTTAAGACCGGTCCCTTACCTCATCGGCAAGGCGGGATCCGCCGGATGGGTACCCGCGATCTGGCGCGGCGTGATGAGCAATCCGGGGCAGGTTTCGAGGCGACCTTGCTGTGCATAAAGATCATACCTGACACCGTCGCGCTTGCTGTGCTCGGCAACGAGGTCGGCGGGTTTCCAGAACCATGCGCGAACGCGCGCGCTATCGTCGGCGCTAACCATCACCAGCGCGGTCAAGTCGGTGCGCCGAGACATGTCGAGAGCCAGATAGACGGGATCGCCCTCCACGAACTCCACCGCGTCGGCGCGACACGCCTTCCACGCAGCCTGACTGATCAGCGTCGTGAAGGGATTGACCCGTTGATTGAGATAACGAAGGCGGAAATTGGCCTCTTTTGAGGCCATTCGGGAAGCTTCCTGCGCTGCGGCGCGGATCGGTTCGAAAGATTTCCAGTGGAGCAGGGCCGGGTTTGCCTTGACCCATTGCGCCTCATCGAGAAGGTCGCAGCCCTCATCGGCGGCATGAAGGTGGACAACGATGGTCTCATCGATCTTGTTACCGTCATCGTCTCGACGAAGGCCGTCATCGATCATCAATGACAGGGGATGCTGCGGATCGTTGGTCTGCGTGCTGATCGCAATCGCTAGCGGACTTTCAATGGCCTGCTGACCATCCAGCATCGTGTTCCAAAGTTCATCGTCTCGGGCTTCGCCGAGTTCGTCGAAGACGAAGAACGCAGGACCAAGACCGTGCTTGGTGGAAGATTCTGCCGACAGCGCCTTGTACGTCGATCCCGCGCCTTTGACATTTGATGCCCGGACGAAAATGGTCTTCGTCGAGGGTACAACCTTGAGAATCCGGTCGAGCGCGGGGGTCGCACGGATCATGTTGGAGCACATGCGGAAAATAACCGATGCCTGTTCACGGTCATTTGCACAGGAATAGATTTGCGCGTTCTCCTGCGCTTCCGGACCGACCAGATGCGCGAGAAGCAGGCCCGCCACTGCGTAGGATTTTGCGTTTTTCCGCGCAACTGAGAGGACAGCACGACGCACGAGACGTGACGGTCGATCACCGTCGCCATGGGGCTCGTAGATGTCACGAATCCACGCCTCCAGCCAAGGATCGACGTGGAAGCGCTGGCCCTTCGCAGGGCCGTCAACGATGGGAAGCAGGTTGAGAAAATTGATGACGCGGTCGGCACGCGCCGTATCCCGCCACATCAGTGGATCAGAGACGCGAACGGGTCTCCCTCATCGGTCTGAGCCGGGGTGCTGTTGATGGCCTGTCGGGCGATAGGGTCGAGTCCAAGTCGCTGCCCGAGGGTGGCAATGAGCCGCACCTGATCGGCCTGAAGCTTGTAAGCGGGGTGGATGACGGATTGACCGGTCGAGCCTGCGCCGATTGCTTCGAAATCCTTAGCGGCGATCAGCTTCGTCGCAGTCTGGTGGGCGGCCACAGCTTCGCAGTAGGCGGCGAGGAGTGCCCCATCACATGCGGTATAGACCTCACGAGGCATGGCATCGATGAGGCGCACCCAAACCTTGCGGGCAGCGGCAGTCATCACCGTGGGGCGAATGGGACCGCCAGAGGGTTGGGGTTCGGATCGGTTGAGAGGACGTTTGCCGGGGTTACCGGCCTTTTCCTTGATGATTGTGGGTGTTGATGTGCGGGGCATGACCCCGGTATTTATGCTCTATACAAATCCCAACGGAGCGCCTTGTCGGAACCACAACATTATGCATAAGCATTCGCATTTAATTTTGAGGAAATTATGACTACTGAATCAAGAATTGAAAGCGTTACTGAATACATTAATGAAATAGCTAAACTGAGCAAGCGATCAACATCTATCCATACATTTCGCGGACAACGAAACTCAAAGTGGTTAGACAATCCCGGATTACTCAGAGAAAATTCAAAACTTCTCACCCATGAATACAGCGCAATTAGAGACCTGCATTCCATCCACCCACAGGAGTTCAGTCAAGATTTAAATATGTTTGATCGACTCGTGCGAATGCAGCACTACGGCCTTCCTACGAGATTAATGGATGTATCTTCAAACCCGCTAGTCGCCCTATTCTTTGCCACGGAGCCATCTCGCTCTAAACATGGAGATATCGACGGGCGAGTGATTATCTACGACGTGCCCAAAAGTCGCCGTAAGTATTTTGATAGCGATAGCGTATCTTGCGCCGCCAACCTTGCAAATCTGACGGATGAAGAAAAATCTGAACTTCTCAGAAATGAAGAAATGGAATTAGATGATTTCAACAAACTAAGATCGTGCGACAGGCTTTTGCAGTTTATCAGAGCGGAAAAACCCCACTTTCGTCCAATAATTAACCCGAAGGATTTAATAAAGGGGTTCTACGTTACGCCAAAAATGCAAAATAGCCGAATAATCGCACAGCATGGTGCATTCATAATTTTTGGCCTCAAAGTCGTTCGAGTTAGAGGGAATAGCAAATCACCGGACACGATCTCTCGCACTATGATCGACATTCCCCAATCAGCGAAAGCACCAATCCGGCGCGAGTTGGACGGACTGGGCATAAACGGCAGCACATTGTTCCCTGAACTATCTCACGCAGCCAGTGAAATCGTGCGCAGATACAGCCAGTAACCCCCTTGCCTGATCCGAAAAATAACTTGCGGAAATGCGGCGTCGCGTGCGTGACTTGGCGGCCGGTTTCCCAGACGCACGTTTTCGTGATCGAACCACCCCCTCCCCGAGGGTCTCGACCACGATCCGCCCCCGATGGGGCATCCTCCGGTCGGTCGGAATGCGCCTCGACCGACCGGGTGAGGTCGAGAGGTGACGACCTGACATTCTATTTAGTCAACGAGATCGGGGGCGCGTCATAACCGAAAATATGTTCGATGAAGATCATAGCCAGCCGCTGGTTAGACCACACGCTTATATTCGCGCGAGTATTTCAGCCTTCTTTTGCGCGAATTCCTCTTCGGTCAGGATTCCCTTTTTCTTCAGGTCGTCCAACTTATGAAGCAATTCGACGAGATCGCCTGCTCCAGCATCAGCCTCATCGTCGTCCTCAAAGCCGTCATCGAGATCGTCATACAGGCCATCATTGATCATACCGACAGCAATTTGCAGATGGCGCGCCACCCGCTCACAGGCAACTTTCTCATTTGAAGTGAGTGAGAGGACATCGTTGCCAGTGAAAAGCTTGAGACTATACCATAGCAAACCCTTGCGGGCCTCAATCGAATTGATCTTACTCAATGGCCATGGCTCAATAGCTTCAGTAAGCAAGCCGCTCCTGTAATAAACAAACCTTCGATCAGTCAGTACCGCAATCCCCTCGAAGACATCATTTTGCCTTAATGCCGGAGACCAGCTTATAATCTGTTCGTCATGAGCGAGATGATATGTTTTGAATGCCTGAGAACGGCGGAGCAATATTCGGCCACGCTAGCGGCGGGATAGTCCCGCTGCGGGCGGCGTAAAAGTCGTCCACCTTGAAGCCTTTCTGCCAAGTCAGGGAGGTGTGGGGATCTACAGCGTGGAACTTTATCTTCAGGTCCGTTTGGCTTGCGCGGATGGCATGAGCCAACGGGCGGCGGCGAAGCGTTTCAATGTGTCGCGCGATACGGTGCGCAAGATGCTGTCATTTTCATCGCCACCGGGTTACCGGCGTCAGTCTGTACCGCAGCGCCCGAAGTTGGACGGGTTTGTGGCGATCATCGATGGATGGCTTGAAGGGGACCGCAGTGTCCCACGCAAGCAGCGCCATACGGCGAAGCGGGTATTTGACCGTTTGCGCACCGAGCATGGTTTCACCGGCGGCTATACGATCATCAAGGATTACATCCGCGAGCGCGAGCAGCGCAGCCGGGAAATGTTCGTGCCACTGGCGCACCCGGCGGGAGATGCGCAGGCCGATTTCGGGGAAGCTCTGGTGGAGATCGGCGGGGTCCTGCAGAAAGCCTACTTCTTCGCGCTCGATCTGCCGCACAGTGATGCCTGCTATGTGCGGGCCTATCCGGCGGCAGTGGCGGAGGCCTGGGTGGACGGTCACGTTCATGCCTTCGCGTTCTTCGGGGCGGTGCCGCGATCGATCGTCTACGACAACGACCGCTGTCTTGTGGCGAAGATCCTGCCAGACGGCACGCGCAAGCGTGCTACGCTGTTCAGCGCTTTCCTGTCGCATTACGTGATCCGCGACCGCTATGCCCGCCCGGGCAAGGGGAACGAGAAAGGCAATGTGGAAGGGCTGGTTGGTTACTGCCGCCGCAATTTCATGGTGCCGATCCCGAAGTTCCCGACCTGGGAGGCCTTCAACATGTGGCTGGAGGAGCAATGCCGCAAGCGCCAGCAGGACAAGGTGCGCGGACAGAGCGAGACGATCGGTGAGCGCTTGCAACGCGATCTCGCGGCCATGCAGCCTCTGCCCGCTACACCCTTCGAAGCCTGCGATCAGGCGGGCGGGCGGGTCTCCTCGCAATCCCTGGTGCGCTACAGGACCAACGATTATTCGGTTCCGGTGGCCTGGGGCCATCAGGAAGTCTGGATCAGGGCCTATGTCGATGAGGTGGTGGTCGGCTGCCGCAGCGAAGTCATCGCCCGTCATCCTCGTTGCTATGCCCGCGAGGAGGTTATCTTCAACCCGCTCCACTATCTCCCGCTGATCGAGCAGAAGATCAACGCATTCGACCAGGCCGCGCCTTTGCAGGGCTGGGATTTGCCCGAAGCGTTCACGACACTGCAGCGGCTGATGGAAGGGCGCATGCACAAACATGGCAGGCGCGAATATGTGCAAGTGCTGCGCCTGCTGGAAACGTTCGCCATCGCCGATCTCCAGGCGGCGGTGGAACAGGCCATCGCCCTTGGCGCCATCGGCTTCGATGCCGTCAAGCACCTCGTCCTGTGCCGGGTCGAACGCGTACCGCCCAGGCTCGACCTGGACGTCTATCCCTTCCTGCCACGCACAACGGTCGAGAAGACTTTTGCCAGAGCCTATCTGAGCCTGCTCTCCGACAGGCAGGAAGCCGCATGAGCGATCAGGCCCCGGAGCTTCTTCTCGCTCATCATCTCAAGGCACTCAAGTTGCCTACGTGCCTGCGAGAGCATCACAAGCTCGCGCGGCAATGTGCCGCCGAAGGCGTCGATCATATCCGCTTCCTCGCCCGTCTCGTCGAGATGGAAATGATCGACAGGGAGCGTCGTATGGTCGAGCGGCGTATCAAGGCCGCGCGCTTCCCCGCCGTCAAAAGCCTCGACAGCTTCGACTTCACCGTCATCCCCAGGCTCAACAAGATGCAGGTGCTTGAGATGGCGCGCTGCGAGTGGATCGAGCGGCGTGAGAACGCCATCGCTCTGGGGCCATCTGGCACCGGAAAGACGCACGTAGCGTTGGGGCTCGGACTGGCAGCATGCCAGAAAGGGCTGTCGGTGGGCTTCACCACTGCGGCGGCGCTGGTCAGCGAAATGATGGAGGCGCGCGACGAGCGGCGTCTCCTGCGCTTCCAGAAGCAGATGGTCGGATACAAACTGCTCATCATCGACGAACTGGGCTTCGTACCGCTCTCCAAGACCGGCTCCGAACTGCTGTTCGAGCTGATTTCCCAGCGTTACGAACGCGGCTCCACCTTGATCACCAGCAACCTGCCCTTCGACGAATGGACCGAAACCTTCGGATCCGAGCGTCTCACAGGCGCGCTCCTCGATCGCCTGACCCATCACGTCAGCATCCTCGAGATGAATGGCGAAAGCTATCGCCTCGCTCACAGCCGGGCCCGCAAGGCCAAAACCAAACCCTGAAAATCAAGCCAATGCCGGGGGGAGTGGCCCTCGGGCTACGCCCTCACGCCACTCCCCCCGGCATGTAACACGATGGTCTGGTTTTACGCCGCCCAATGGCCGACTTTTGCTCCGCCGTTGACATCGAAGATTTCGTCCCTGACATTCATGCGCGAAACGGCCTCCATCTTCTCATGATATTTCTGTTCCTCATTAATTCGATCAAAAATACTGGCATCCATGCCTGACGGCATAAAATAATTAGTTGGCGAAATAGACGAAACGCCAACATTAAGGCCACCGGTTACACCAGACGCATAGACTTCCTTTATCGCAGCTTCCGCCGCAGCCATCGCCTCGGCCTCTCGCTTGCTCCGTACTTCGGACATGAATTCGTTGCCGCGCTTCTTCCACTTGTCCTGCAACCTACGGATTTCCGCGTCATTGAGCGGCCCGCAACCCTTCCTAGCTGCGGCAGCAATGGAGATCGCCGGATCAGACAGCCTAAGAATCGCGATGGCCCTCAGGCGCTCGTCGTCGATACCCCCGTCGCCGAAGGGCCGACCCCGCTTCGCTTTTGCCGGTGCAGTCACTGAAATATCCTTTCAAAGTCACATTACATTGGGCAATCTTGATGATCTATGACCGACATAGCAACGATGAAAAATAATAACGGTGCGAGGATAAAACCGCCACTGCCGGCAGCCGTGCGAGATTAATTCAACAAGGCACCAAGCCCGCGCGAGATTAAATCGAGGCAATAATCTCGCAAGGATATCATTGAGAGCCCGATCCAAAAGTTGTTGAGCAATACCAGCATGTTATGATTCACGCCGTCCTTGCGAGAGATGGAGTGATCAATGGCATGGACTGGCATTGCTCGAGAGGAGCATAGCCGCAAGGGACTGCGTTATCCAAGCGACATGACGGATAAGGAGTGGGCGCTGGTGGCCCCGTTCATTCCCCCGGCAAAGCAAGGCGGTCGGCGGCGCAGCACGAATATGCGCGAAGTGGCCAACGCGCTGCTCTATCTGGCTTCGGCCGGGTGTGCCTGGCGCCTGCTGCCCAAGTGCTTTCCACCGGTCTCGACGGTTCGGCGCTATTTCTACGCCTGGCGTAACGCGGGATTGTTCGAGGTGATGAACACGCTGCTGGTCATGAACCTGCGAGAGATCGAGGGGCGCGAAGCCTCTCCCAGTGCGGGCATCATCGATAGCCAGAGCGTGAAAACGACCGAAAGCGGCGGCCCGAGTGGATATGACGCGGGCAAGAAAGTCAAAGGCCGCAAGCGTCATATCCTGACCGACACCTCCGGTTTTCTGATCTCCATCCTCGTGCACACCGCCGATATTCAGGACCGTGATGGCGCCGTCGACGTGCTCAAAGGCATATGCCAGCGCTTCCCCTGGCTGCGCCATATCTTCGCCGATGGTGGCTACGCCGGAGACAAGCTCAGGAGAGCACTCGCCAAAGTCGGGAATTGGGTAATCGAGATCATCAAGCGTTCCGACAAGGCCGAGGGCTTCGAAGTCCTCCCGCGCCGCTGGGTCGTCGAGCGCACGTTCGCCTGGCTGGGGCGGTGCCGCCGCCTCGCAAAGGACTGGGAGGCGACCATCGCCTCGTCTACCGCCTGGGCCACGATCGCTTCTATCCGCATGCTCATCCGCAGAACCGCAAGATATTGCTACGCTTGAGACACTTTTGAATCGGGCTCTGAGGTCAGGTGCTCGCCATCCTCGACCGCATCCCATGCTTCGACAAGCTGATCGTCGGACATCGTCTTGGGCCCATGGTGATCCTCACTTTACTCCGGGATGGCCCTCGGGATCATGCCGATTTCCTTGAAAATGAGCGACTGGACCCTGAGCGATCTTCTTATGGATGAGATCGATTATGAACGCGCCTCCAGAATCGTGGGCAGCCTTCCCAACGTCACTAGTGGCACCGACCTCGGAAGCTATCGCAGAAGCCTGAAGCCCGATTTCCGCTAGCAACCTGATAGCCTCAGCCCTCGACGGGATCACGGCTTGTTGACGACGCCAATCATCGACGGCGACCAACCATTCGGGCGATGCTCGCATTTCAAAGCGCGAGGACTTTTCGTTTCCGTATATCATGGCATGTACGTACATGGTAGAGGCGTGGCGTACAAGCCAAATTTTAAATTCCGCGCTTGGCCTGTCCGTTTCGCTCATCAGGGCATGGGCGAGCACGCACGGCAATCGATAACTTCAAAGTAAAAAATCTCAAAAACGAATATCATAAAAAGTGGTAGATGCAAAAATGGCACTACAAAAAAGAGGATTATTCGTCCGCTTGACGGCACAGATGGCACTACATAATTTTGTAGAACCATCTGAAGGAACTTAACTTGAGCATCTACAATCTTACACGCATTCCGCGCCGTCGCCGAACCGAATTTAAATCAAAGGACACGAGCACCAGTGCCTACACGTTTCTTGCGTCTCAAGGTCGCACGTCGATTACTCTTGGGGCGCGCGACCGAGTAGTTCGCAGAACACCAAACTCAATTGAGTTGCGCAACAACTTCAAGGTCTATTTCGACCTGATCGGTGACACAGACATCGAAACCTATGTCGAATGGGCCGAACTCGTCGAAGCTGGATCGTCGGACCTCTATCCGCTTGAACGGGTCGAAACCATGCGGTTGCACGTCTATCGCCGGGGCAAGAATGCGCCGTTTGAAACGATCTGGTTCCGGAATATCGCCGACGCAGAACTGTTCGCGGACAACTTCCCGGCTTACCGTGAGCAATACGAGCAAAAGAAGCTGCACGTGGAGGCAGCGGAAAAATGGCGCAAACGTGACCTGAATAGCCGCCTTGCCGATGCTATGGAGGATGAGGGCAACGATCCGCGCCTTGGCGCTCTGAGCGGCTCGGAGAAGCAAATTGCATGGGCCGGGGACATCCGGCGCGGATACCTAGAGCGCGGAGGCAATGACGTAGAGATCATTGGTAACCGATCCGCGAAGTGGTGGATCGATAATCGCCACATGATTTGAAGTGAAATTGAAAACGGGGCCGATTGGCCCCGTTTTTCATTTCCGTTTACCCTTCCCCTTCCCCTTGCCCTCATCAGGCCGTGGAATGAGCCGAACCGTGGCCCACCACTTCGGCAGCCCCAGCGTCACAAGCTTCCCCTGAGAGGCCTCAGAGCGGAAAAAGGCATCATCCGGGCAGCCTGCCGCGACCCAACGGGCGATGAGATCGGCGCGGGTCATGCTGCGGCCTCCAGCGCTTCGAGAACAGCGTTGCACTTCGCCTTGCGGTCTTTGAGCCCGTTCTCGCCACCGTTTATGACCTTGGTGCTGGCCGTGATCTGCCAGCCATCGGCAAGTTCGTTGAGGCGATGGGTCTGCCACCACCATGCCGACGCCATGAATGCGCCAGCCGGGGTTTCGAGATAGGTCACGGTTTCGTCGAGCGTCATGCCCATGGCCTTCGCCACCGCGAGGTAGTTGTTCCGTCCGGTGACCATAATCCACGCGCGGCCACGGAACTTGAATCCTTCCCCGGACACCTCATCACCGTTGCCCATGCGTGAGCCATAGGCACGCGCCCCGATTGCTCCGGGACGGTTGGCATACTGCGCGGCGACGCCTGCGCTGGGGAACCGGCTGGGCCAAACCTCGCGCAACCGCTTGGCCGAATAGTTGAGGTTCTCGATCATGCGCGTGAACCCGGCGCTTTCGTGAGCGAGTTGACCGAGGAACGCGGCGACCCGGCGCGGGGTGTTGATCTGGAATCGCTCCATCGCGGCGGGAGCGTGGTCGAGGACCATCTTGCGGGTCGCGGCGGGCATGGTCGGGAAGGCTTGGAGGAGGACGGAGTCAGTCAGCATCCGATATTTAGGGTCGAATGATCTACGGCATTGCCGTATGATTTGCGGTTGACGACCATACGGCATTGCCGTAGAGCGGCCTACATGTTACACAGTGTCGTTGAAACCAAATCGTTCATCGCAGACGCAGCGGATGCGGGTATGTCAGATGACGAGCGCGCTGCGGTCGTGGACATGCTCGCCGCAGACCCGGAAACTGGTGACATCATGAAGGGCTGCGGCGGAGCCCGGAAAGTTCGAGTTAAGAAACCGGGCGGCGGCAAGTCTGGTGGATACCGGGTCATCACCTACTATGGCGGTGGTGACATTCCGCTCTTTCTCATCACTGTGTTCGGAAAGAACGAAAAAGTGTCACTCACCAAGAGTGAACAAAACGAACTCTCCGACTTATGTAAGATACTGAAATCAAATTACAAAAAATAACAAACCTGCCTGTTCTCGCCACGGAAGCAAAACAATTATGAGCAAGTTCGCATTTAAGAAAATAGCCGCAGGGCTAGAGGACGCCATCGCGTATGCGGGTGGCGATACCTCCCGTGCGCGCGTAGCTGGCGGCCCCGACGTGAAGGCGATCCGCGCCAAGACAAAACTCTCGCAGACGAAATTCGCGGAAACCTTCGACATCCCGGTCTCGACGATCCGCGACTGGGAACAGGATCGACGGGCACCCGAAGGGCCTGCGCGGACCCTCCTGTCGCTGATCGAGGCCGATCCTCCCGCTGTCATGCAAATCATGAGGAAGGTACGCGTCGGAAGTGAAAACGTCGAAGGCAAGGTGCTGCATGGAGCAGTCGCATTGGTCGCAAGGAAAAATAACCTTTCTGGCATCAAGCGCGCAATATCAGTCGCGACGACCGCAGCGATAGAACAACCTCCCGCCAAAACAATTGCAAAATCAAAATAGAAAAAGCCCGGATCACTCCGGGCTTTTTCGTTTTCCTATGATGTGATTTTAAATTAGAAGTTCGAAATCAGTTATCGTCGCGATGGCTGGTATTCGCAAAGGCACCGTCGTGATAACGGATAGTCGAATCGCGGAAGGTGATCGCCTGTTCGAGATCGGCGAAAACCTGCTGGAACGTTTCGCCCTCGCGGACGACCTTGACCCGGTATCGTGGGCCAAATGCCTGCGTGTCATAGGTCGTGACGCACTTGTGACCGGAACTCGCCCAACCCGGTTGGTTTCTGGTGTTCTCGGAAGGTGACGCAGCCCGCAGGTTCGCCCACCGATTGTCGGACCGAAGCCCGTTGATGTGGTCCATTTGAGCCGAAGGCCATTCTCCCGTCATCGTCAGATTAGCGAGGCGGTGAGCATAGTAGTTCACACCACCTATGCGGATTTCGGTATATCCGATATGCTTATGAACCGATCCAGCAATAGTACCCTTTCGATACTTTCCCGAGTCGTTCAAACGGATGAAATATCCATTCTCCGAATCATAGCTATAAATGGCGTCTAGAATTTCTTTCGTAAGTGCGGTTTTCGCGCCGCTCGCGTTTCTTTTATTCAT